TTCGCAGCCCAGCCGATCTGCTGACACTTGGTGGCGATCACGGTTGCGTTGGCCGGAGGGAAGTCCTGATGTACCTGCAACGCTTGTGCCAACGGACTGCTGGATGTTGAGCGTGGCAGGCTCACAGGTTGAGCCACCATGTACGCCGACAGCGCAGCGGCCAAGACTTCGACAGCCACATCAGGGGCATCGAGCAACAGCCTCACGATGTTGCCGCCCTTGGGGTTGGTGGTTCCTACGGGGCGCAGCACCCGCGCCGAGTCGGCGGGCACAGCCGGGTCGATCTCAAAGCCCTTGTCCTTGGCAGCAGCCTTCATGGCCTCAGCCAGCGGCTTCCACCGCACAGGTTCAAGCTCCTCGGTCAGCACCCAGTAAACGTGCAGCCCGTTGCCAGAGTGGATGATCAGCGGCTTGGGTAGCCCCATCTGCTGGATGAACCGGCCTGTCGCAGCCAGTCCTTCCTTCCACGTGGGGTAAGGCTTGCTGTCTCCGCAATCGACATCCAGTGCGATCACCTTGGTCGCCCGGACGTTCTCCTGTTTTCTGTTCCCCTTCTCGACGAACGCCGAGATGGCGAAGTATGTGTTGTTGCCGCGCTGGTCAAGACCAATCACTGCTTTTGCGAGTTCTTCTACTGTGGCAAAGAATCCTTGGCGTCTGCCATCTGTATTGATGACTGTAGTGACGTAGAAACCTGCCGACGGTAGAACCCGCTGAAGAAAATTCAACGTGTCCATAGTGCCCCTGCCTTAACAGGGAGGGTCGCCCCTCCCTGCCACCTTACCGATCTGGATTCAGAACAACCATGAGGCGCTCTTTGCGCTGCTTCTGATCCGACGCAATCACTTCTGGGGTGGGCCAGTTGTGTTGCGTCATCACGTCCAGCAACTTGCGCAGCATTGTTCGGACTGACTCATCATTGGATTTGCGAAGGAGTTTGCCCCGCACCCATCCATAATAAGTCATCCGCGATACTCCCAGCAACTCGGACATATCCGAAGTTGTCAGGAGCATGTGCTTGCGCAGCGCCTCGACTTTGGAAAAGTCAAGAGGCGGCTTAGGCGTCATCTGCGTTCACCTCCCCAACGAGAGCAGCGATCTCGTCGGCCAGCGAAGATGCAGCATCCGAAGCAGGGGCGGCAGCAGCTTTGGCAGCGGGCTTTGGTGCAGGTGCAGGTGCAGGTGCAGGTGCAGGTGCAGGTGCAGGTGCCGGGGCGGCAGCCGGTTTGGATGCGCCGAAACCACGCTTAGGAGCAGCAGCCTGTGCGGGTGCAGGGGCAGGTGCAGGTTCCTCAACGGGTGGTGCTGCTTTGACAGCGGGCTTCGGCGCAACTGGTGCAGCGGCACGTGCAATCTGGGGCACAGCCACTGGCGTTCTAAGGGTTTCCCCTGTGATCTCTTTGACCTGTTCGGAACCGAACAAACCATCAACAACTTCTTGCATGTCAGCATCAAGGAACCCGCCGAAGGTGAACTTCAGTTTCGGAAACGACGCATCAGTGTCGAAGGATACGCGAGTCTTGACGATCTCGGGCGGGATACTACGGACGGACAGTTCCTTCTGGTACTGGTTCAAACCCTTGAGCGCAGCAGGTGTGACCGACAGCAGGTAGACCGGGCCAGATGGATCGTCTGCCGAGACGACAGCCATGCGCTTGTTGTCCGAACACGCCTTGATTTGTTGGCCGGTGGGTGTCACCTTGGAACCCCATGCGTTCTGCGGGCAGGAAGCGCACAGGTCGTTCTGCGGATCGGTAGACTCCGGGTCAGGGCCAACACCATCAAGCGAGTAGCAGTCGGGTGCAGCAGGCTCGGCGTTAGCATCCCACTGCTTGGCGTACCAAGTCTTGGACAGGCGGGGGTTGGCACCGACGATCACCACATCCAGATTGGTGGACTCCAGCACGGTTTCAGTGTCGCCCTCCTTGATGCGAAAGCGGCTGGCCTTGATGGAAATCTTAGGGAACGACTGACCAGATGACAGGCCACCAGTCAGGGCTGCACTAAGAGCAGAAGGGACACCAACGCGACCAGCGAGGTGGGCGGGGACTTGGATATTCACGGGGACGATGTTGCTCATGGGTTTCTCCTTTGTTGAGCGGGGGTTAATCTTCAGACTTGGCACCGGGTTTGCGAATGTTCACCTCCAGCTTGGTGCCGTATGTAATGCCGGGGGGAACTGCTTTGTTTGACTCAATGTATCCACGCACAGCGATCTTGCTCACACGCTTTTCCAGCATGTCGTAGGCATCGTTGTCGCGGATGAATGTCAGCACTGCATCCCAGTCTCCCACGTTTGCATAGTCCGTGGTGGTCAGGAATGCGGTGCCGTAGTCCGACTTGAAACTGGTCAAGCCCTGCGCGTCCATCTGTGTCTTGAGAAACGCTTCGAGCTTCTCCAGCTTGGCCTTGATCGTGGACACCTCGTCCTTGACCCTTGCCTCGATGGCGACCTTCTGGTCGCGCAATTTCATGTAGGTACGAATTACGTCGCCTACGTTTGGGGTTGTCATATTCTCACCTCTCCGTTTGTTGTTGGATCAAGTCAAGCAGTAAGCCTTGGAGCTTCTGCTTGTTTCTCAGTCGCTCGTACATCTTGTGCTCAAGGTCAGTGGCCTCGATGTGGATCACGTTGGACACGTTGCGCTTGCCGATACGCTCGATGCGACCATTTGCCTGTACGTATATCTCGTTGCTGTTGATCGGCCCATACCAGATGATGGTTGATGCAGAGGTCAGTGTCAGACCATGCGCCATCGTGCCGGGGTGTGCAATCAGTACCCGAGGGTCGCTCTGCTTTTGGAAGTCGTCAAAAATCTTGTTGCGTTTCCCTGCGGAAACCTCACCATTGACCACGCCCACCGTCCAGTGCTTGCTCAGTTCTTTCTCCAGCATGTGTAGGGTTCCTGTCAGCGGCACAAACAGGATCACCTTCTCGCCAGCTTCTTCAATCACCTCCTTCACTAAGTTGATACGTGGTGAGCAGTCGATCTCAATGTTCTGACCGTCATCGCCATACGCCACGCCGCAAGCGATCTGCACAAGTTTCTGAATCTTCACTGCCTCATTGACTGCCGTGATGGTGCCGCCCGTCACCCGCTCCGCTGCCATCTCAGTCACGAAGTGGCGCAGCATCTGGGTGTAGTGCTTCTTCTGGTCGGCAGTCAACTCCACCTGCCGGGTCTGGATGATTGTCTCGGGCAAGTCAAAGCACTCGTCCCGTGTGTAACGCACAGCAGGTTGCAGGATGTGCTTCACGATGTCCACTGACTCAGGGCGCGGCACGAACTTCCACTGGCCGATCTTCATCATCACCTGCTCACGGAACGCCGTGAACGTCTTGGTGCAGTAGGGTGAACCCACCAGCTTGGCAAGTGCCCACGCATCAGTCGGGTCGTTGGGCGTCGGTGTCCCGGTCATCATCCACAAACGTGCTTGTGGGTTGTTGTCCATCCAGCGGCGGAAAATCTTGAACCGCTGTGTCGATGGGTTGCGCAGCACTGCCGCCTCGTCCACGATCACCAGATCGAACATGCCGTGGCACTCCTCCTTGATGATGGCAAAGCCCTCATGGTTGACGATGTAGAAGTCAGCCTCAGTCTTGAGTAGCTTCATGCGTTTCTCAGCGGTGCCATGCAGCACCACGAACTTTCTATGAACCAATCCGGTAAAGATTCCGTCGCCCCACACGCGCTCCAACGTACTGAGCGGTGACATGATCAGCACCTTCGTGACCTTCTTGGTCTTGATCAGGTAGTCCGCTGCCCACAACGCGCTCTGGGTTTTGCCAGTGCCGATCTCGTTGAGTACCAAGCAGCGGTGGTTGAGCGTCAGGAACGCAGCAGTCTCACGCTGGTGGTCGAATGGGGTGTACTGCCCCGGCCAGTTGTAGTAGTGCAGGATGGGGCTGGGTGCCTTGATGCCCAGATTGCGCAGCACCTTGACCTCATCCAAGCGGTGCGGAGCGACCACGATCTGGGTGCCCTGCACAACCATAGTCTTAGCAG